TATTTGATTATTGCATTTACATGAGTTTTAATGATAGCTTGCTTCCCCTCATCTGAGTTGAGGAAAGCCACATCTTCTTTATTATCCTGAAAAAAGTTTTCTGTAAGAACAGCCGGACATTTGGTTTTTACTAAAATGTAGAAGTTCTCTTCCCAATCTGGATCTCCGTCCGAATTATCCCTACGGATTTTTTGTCCGGCAAAATTCTGTTCGGCTTCCTCGTATAACATAGTGGCCAATTCATCCGATTTTGTTTTACCTTTTGAAGTGTATGCCGACCAACCTCTTGCACTCATCCATTCGCCGTTTCCCGCAGCATTGCAATGAATAGAAACAAGTAATACATTTGTTGCCCCATACCGTGCACAAATTTCATTCACACGTCTTGCTCGTTCTGCCAATGGCACATCTACTGTCTCATGCACAATACGCTCTATATCATATCCTTTCGCACGCAAGGCTCGTTCCACAGATTCTGCAATCTCGCGTGCATAAAGGTATTCTCGTAATTTCCCATCAGGAGAACGTTTGCCCGGTGTATTTTCCCCGTGTCCATTATCTATTAATATTTTCATAATTAACTATTTAAGCGTTGATAAAAGTCCGTTTTTATATTGTCGTATGCAAGTTTCACATTAGTATAGGCGCGTGCATTATTTTCTCCATCCTCATTATAGATTTCACTTTCAACTACACTCACCACATCTTCCACCCAATTCTCATTACAATATTCCGACAGAGGTTTTCCATGATATATAAAAGGGTCAAAGCGACTCTTTCGATCATCATGGATTACTTGAAGTGATTTCCGTATTTTGTTTACAGTTGCTTCACGATCAGCTATGTGATTCTCTATTCGAACCCGCTTTATCAACCTACAAACCTGTTCGATACTAAGGTCAAAAGCGAAACCCGTCAAATTCCGGATACGCAGTAAGGTTTCAGGTTGAAGTCTTTCCATTAAGTTTCGTTGCAAACTCACATTGTCTTGTACTGTATCAAGCAATTGATTCAAACACTCCTGTTGTTCCAGAAGGCGGTTTATCATACTCTTAAACCATTTGAATAGTGCTATCATCATAGCTGCTGAAAGCAAAAGAAAAAATGCAGCACTCACAGCCATCATGCCATAGTCACTAATGCCTTTAGCCACCTCCGTTACATGTTGCACTTCCGTCATACGATAGTTCTCACTAATTGTCCTACACACGTTCCGGCCACTGTTAAGCCGAAATCTATCCAGTCCCAATTGCCACCATATGCCTTGTCTTTATACTCCAAAGCACCTGCAGTAAGTACACCTGCATAGGTTGCAGAAAACCAATCAAACGCACAAATACCGATGCCAAATCCCCCAACAAGATGTTTCCACCTGTTGCTTTGTGCAAGCCATTCAATCAATTTTTTCTTCATTCTTGTCTATTTTATATTAAACACTGTCCAATCTACACTGTCTTTTTCTTTCCAACCATTTTGAACAGTTTCTATCACATACAGGCTCATTGCCTGGGAGAATGAGATAAATTCATCTACACTCTCGAAGGTGTAGTAGATGGGAGTACCATCTTCCTGTTCATTGATTTTTAGGGTAAGTGGATATGGAATATTTTTGTTACGTTCTATAGCAGCAAAATTCAATTGATTTTCAGCAGATAGGTATATCGGCTTTTCATTCCATATAAAGCCGTTCACGATCTTCTCCTGCGTGGCAGTATTTATAGTAGAGATAATAAGTTCCTTAACCTCGGAAAGTGTTGGACTGTGGTCAAATGTATGTCGGTACTCCCAACCTCTTTCACTTGCCTCATCATCCTTTCCAAAGCCATAAAATAATGTCCATTTGGTTCGGCCTGTATGTATAAGCCCATCCTGCCGCTGCTTCGTGCCGTAAATCTTTTCCATCTTTATGAATTTTGATTTTCAACAAAAGTAGCGGATGAGATGCGGATTCGTATGTTATCTTTTACCTGTTAGGTGAAATTATATTTTCGTTTACCTCCGTCAAAAACTTCACCTTTAATTATTGTCTCAAACGGAAAACCATCCTCAATGTCACTGACTTGCTCTAAAATTCCCTTCATTTCCGCTGAAGCCGTAAAGAACTTTCCCCATTCTTGTTTAGCAGGATTACGAAATGATACCAAATATCTGTTCTCACCTTCCTTGGTGTCTATACCAGTTTCAAAATCATGTATTTCAATAGGAATGTTTACTATATCACTCAATCGTGTTACTTTACCTGGAAAGCGTTTCTTTCCGTCAGCTGGGGTGTATGTTACACCCATTTCTGAAAATTTCTTCATATTCTTTTTTGTAAGTATATAAAATAGATGCTTGCAATCGGCATGGCAAGCCATACCCTTAAATGATCCAATTATTTGTTGTCTACGCTTTCGGGATTTCAACTTAGACAGTTTTCTAGCAGCATTTACTTTTATCCGTTTCCTTAACAGAGTATGGCTACCATAATTTACATACCCAAGAGCATCCATACCAGCAGATATAGGGGCAACTCTCTCACTTGATTTTATCGTAAGCCCCATCTTATCTGCTTCGATGTGCAAGCAGTCACGTAACCTCCACAACTCGCGTTTACTTTCTCCAAGAATAAAAATGTCATCGCAGAATCGAAAGTAATATCTTGCTCCATGCACATCAATCATCCGGTGGTCAATATCATTGTGATAAAGATTACCGAGGAATTGAGACGATCGCAATCCCTTACTGATACCACATTCTCCATCAGGATAGAGTGCCTTCACAAAATTTTCAAGAATGGGCAAAAGAAGAGGATCGCCTACATATCTTTTAATAATAGAAATTAAAGTTTCGTGATTAATACTGTCATAATATCCTTTGTAGTCGCTTTGATAGTAATATTTGAGATTAGGATTTTCTGCCATTGCAGCTTGTATCTGATGAAACAACCCATGCGGTCCACGTCCTTGTATGGAAGCAGCGGTAGTTTCTATCAATAAAGAAGAAAGTCGATTTTCCAACGGTTCCATAATAGCATTACTCCCAATGCGTTCTATGACCGAAGGAGCTTGTACTGTTCTTACTTTCGGGCCGTCTTCAGTAAGAAATGATTTAAGGTTCTTGATACGGAATGTACCATTACCAATTTGGTTTTTCAACATTTCAAATATTTTTCCTTTATTTGTCACATAACGAATCATTCTTGGAGAACATTCGATACCGTCTATGATAGTTTTCGGCATAGACCTGTTCCCATTTCGAGCATCTGCATTTCGTAGATTCGCCATGACACGCTTAAATGAGCGTTCCAAATTTTCGTCTGATATAATTTCCGGTATAAGGTTATATAACGGATAACTGACCAGAGGTATATTTCCGGTCAGTTTAAATAAATCATCAATTTTACAGACCGCCTTCCGGTCTTGTGGGGAGAAGTCAAGCCACTCCCCACATATGGTTAATGTTATGTTCCGGCTTTCCATAAAATATATATATTATATTATTATGCTGTTGCCGAGGTTCTAATCCCTCGGAGAATATCGGTGGTAATCTCGTACCTTATATAGAGTCTCCGATTAGTTTAACCAACAGAATTTCAGCCGCGCCCCGTAGTTCGTGTTCGAGTTCGAAGATGCATTGTTCGCGTTCGCATAAGCGAGACCGCTGTTCGCATTCGAGTTGTTGCCAGACCGCAAAACACAACGGCGCGTGGGATTGTCCACCTTACTATGTTTTAAAGAGTTATACTTCCAAAACCTGCAATACTTAAAGAGGCCTCCATCCCCATTGCTCTGAATACACGCGCAACAGTCGAAAGTGTCAGATTCCTACCACTTTCTATTTTCGACACCTGTGCACGCTGAACACCAATCTTCTGGGCTAGCTCCTCCTGTGTCATATTTTGGGATTTCCGGGCTTTCTTAATAGCTTCACCGATAAGGAACGACTGCAATTCAGCCTCATATTTATCCCTATGTGGTGTCCCGACTTTCCCAATGTGCTTATCCTTAACTTCATCAAGGGTATAAAATTTAATCGTTTCCATATCACTATTTTTTTGAGTTGAAATACAATTTTCTAATAGCTTCCGCTTTGTTAATCTCTTTACTTGGGGTCTTTTGTGTCTTTTTGACGAATCCGTGCGTAGCAATAACCAATGTTTCCGCATCAGTATCCCAAAAAGCCAACAAACGATATTGAATACCTTTATAAAGAGTGCGGAACTCCCAAATATCCGTACCATCCAATTTTTTAAAAAGGTCTTTATCCATATATCCATTGGCAACCTTATCTACATTATAAACAATCTTGTCTTTAATGTCTTGGCGCAAAGTATCAAGAAAGGCATCTGCCTCGCTTGACATTATCACTTTGAATCTTGCTTTCAATTCCATACCTTGTTATTGCATTGCAAAGATAACAAGAACTCGCAAAAAAACGGCAAAATTTGGATAAATAAAGTAAGTGTTTGGTATTGAGGAGAGTTAAGCCAAATTCTTCTATACCTTTCCAAATCGCTAAAATGCAGGATAATGAAAGGTTAAGAGAAAGATTTGCTACTTATCCGTTGCCTTTTTTAGCCCCGGATAATCCGGCAAAATAACGCTTGACCACCTGCGGTTTTACCGTTCACCATGCAAAGAACCCTATATTTTGCCCGTAAAGATAACCGTTTTTTTCCGTTTTTCATGGAAATACAGGTTATGTTACCGGCATCCGGGGTTTTATTCTTTGTTCCGCTATAATTTTCATAACTGTAAATAACTCTATATCAAGTAATTTTGCAACATAAAAAATAGAGTTATGAAACAGACGGATGTAACGGTTACGTTCTACCTCAAAAAGAGCGAAATGAATGACGAGGGACATTGCCCGGTCATGGCGAAACTTGTTGTCGGCAAATTTTCAGAAGCGGCTTTTAGTGCGAAAATGTCCGTACCCGCTGCACTGTGGGCATCCGGACGTGCCACGGGTAAAAGTAACGCCGCGCGGGAAATCAACCGGCAACTGGACGATTTGCGAGCTTCAGCCATTTCCATTTATGACGAACTGTCAGCCACCCGTGAGAATGTAACGGCTGAAGAAATAAGGAATCTGTTGTTGGGGACGGCTTTCGGGCAGGAAACCCTGTTGGGTTATTTCCGGACGTTCATCGAACATTTCGAAAAACGTGTCGGCGTGAACCGGGAAAAGGGAACAGCGCAATCTTACCGCTATGCTTGTAACTGTGTGGCTGCTTTCATCCAGGAGAAATACAAGTTGTCGGATGTTCCTTTCACGGCCCTGAACCGTTCATTCATCGACAACTATGACCTCTACCTACGCACGGAGCGCCGCTTTGCCCTGGGAACTATCGTGTTGCTTGTCACACGGTTGAACACGATTGTCGGGGAAGCCATCGCGGAAGGGATTATCACTGCCGACCCGTTCGCGGGTTATGAAGCCGAACATCCCGAGCGGGAACAGAAATACCTTACCGCCGCAGAGTTACAACGGCTGATGACCACACCCCTGCATGACCCGAAGCTCTACCATATCCGCGACCTGTTCCTCTTCTCCTGCTACACGGGTATCCCTTACGGGGACATGTGCCGCCTGACGACGGAGGATCTGGAAGTGGCCGAGGACGGTGAGGTATGGATCAAGACCGCCCGCAAGAAGACGAAAATCGACTATGAAGTGCCGTTGCTCGACATCCCGTTACTCATCCTCGACAAGTACCGGGATATGGCCCCGGAAGGGAAACTGCTGCCGATGTACAGCAACAACGAACTCAACCGGACGCTGAAACGTATTGCCGCCATTTGCGGGATTGAACGGAAGCTCGTCTTTCACTGCGGACGCCATACCTACGCCACCGAGATCACGCTTTCGCATGGTGTCCCGCTTGAAACCGTCAGTAAAATGCTGGGGCATAGCCGCATTTCCACGACGCAGATTTACGCCAAAGTGACCGATGACAAGATCGACATGGATACCCGGTCTTTAGAGGAAAAGATTGCCGGCCGCTTCTCCGTAGCTATTTAATCTATCATTGACAATCAAATTCACAACGATTATGGAAACGAATAATAAAGAGATAAAACGTCGCAGCACGTTCTCCCTGCTGTTCTACATCAACCGCACGAAAGTCCGCAAGGACGGAACATGTAAATTGTTATGCAAGGTAAGCATCGACGCCAAGTCGGCCCCGATCAATATCAACGCGTTTGTCGATCCATCGCTCTGGAATCCGGAAACCAAAAGGGCGAACGGACGAAGCGAGAACGCCCGAACGGTAAACCTGGCAATAGAGAAACTGACCGAAAAAATCACCGGACATTACCGTCATATTCGTAAAAGCCTCGGTTTCGTGACGGCCGAGCTGGTCAAAAACGCCGTGGAAGGAATCGGGCAGAAACCGTTCACCCTCCTTGCCTTGTTCCGCGAGCATAACGAGGAGTTCCGCAAGCGTGTCGGCGTGGATCGCAAGGAAGAAACTTATGAAAGTTACGAGAACTCCTATAATATTTTAGCCTCCTTCGTGAAAAAAAGGAAGGAAAAGGAGGATGTAGCGTTGCGGAGCCTTGACCGGGAGTTCTACGATGATTTTGAAATATTCCTGCGTACAGATCGTGAAATGAAACCCAAGACAGTACACGAGCATCTTTACCGGTTGAAAAAAATGACCAAGCGGGCTGTCAGTCAGGGTACACTCCGGCGCGACCCTTACGGGAAGCTGCACCCGGAACTGCCCCGGCGCAAGAGCCGCCATTTGAAACTCGAAGACCTCAAAAAACTGATGGAAACTCCCGTCGGTAAACCCAACCTCCAGCGGGTGCGGGACTGGTTTCTCTTCGCTACCTTCACGGGGTTGTCCTACGCCGACCTGAAACGCTTGTCCGAAAAAGACATCACGCAGTCGGACGACGGAACGTACTGGATACACATCCGGCGCCAGAAGACCGAAACGCCCTCGGCCATCCGCCTGCTGAACGTGCCGTTGCAGATCATCGAGAAATACCGCCACGAGCGTAAAAGCGACAGGATTTTCAACCTCTATTGCCGGGGGTATCTCATCAAGCTCACCAGAGAACTGGGACGGACATACGGCTTCGACATGACCTTTCACAAGGCGAGGCACAATTTCGGGACACATATCACGCTCTCGTTGGGTGTGCCTATCGAAACTGTCAGCCGCATGATGGGACACAAGAGCATTTCCACCACGCAGATTTACGCCAAAGTGACCGACCGCAAGGTGGACGAGGACATGAAACGGCTGAAAGAACAGACCAAAGGCCGGAAAATAAATCTCTACGAGGAGGACGAACCGGAAACGGCAGATATTATAACGGTAAACGGTTGAACAGTATAACAAAAATTGATAAATTTGTATGACTATGACGACAAGAGAACCTATCAGCATTGAAAACGGGCGGGTGGAAATCCACACGCCGGAGAACCGTGTATGGCTCACGCGCCACCAGATTGCCGACCTGTTCGGAGTCTTCGTTCCTGCCGTGGGGAGCAACATCCGCTCCATACTCAAAAGCGGCATACTCCGTGAGGAGAGGGTTTACCGCCGGGAGCGCAACCGTGACGGCGGTATTGTCGAGCTGTATTCGCTCGAAATGATCGCCGCGCTGGCTTTCCGCTTAAAATCCGGGAATGCCGAAGCCTTCCGACGGTGGCTTGTCCGAAGGGCCACGACGACCGCCGTCGTCTGGCAGCTCCCCGGCATGAACACGATATTGAACTGAAAAAGAAGAACGGCCAAAACGTTGGCCGTTCTTCTTTTATACCCATTCCTGTCCCCCGATACATTTCTTCCGGGAATCTTCCAGGAATTTCTGTATCTCGGATTCCATGTATAGTACCTTGCCCTGAATCAAATAATAGGGAATGATCCGCGCCGTGCGGTATTCCTGCAATGTACGCCTGCTGATTTTCAGCAGCCGGGACAATTCCTCGTCGGTGACGAACCGCTCTCCCTTGAGTGTCCGGCCTCCGGAGGATTCCAGTTTATCCAGTGCCTTGCCGGCCTTTTCCAAACGCCGGAAGAGATCCGCCACACGCGGATCGTGCTTGTCGATGAAATAATGGCTCATAACGCGGCGGTATTAGGATAGTGCGACGATTGCAGCAGTTTCCCGACATCTTCCGGTTTGTAGAAGATTTTGTGACGGATGCGGCTGAAAGGCAGCAACCCTTTCTCCCGGTAGGTTTGCAGGGTACGTTTCGATATACCCAGCACGTCACAGACATCCTGGTTGTCCAGCCATTTTTTCAAACTCACGTCCTCCTGCCTGCGGCATAACGCCTCGGCTTTTCTTTCAATGGCTTCCACGTGCCCTGCCAGCGCGTCGAAAGCCTTCACGTCCATACTTATTATTTCCATGTTCTGTTTCATTTTTTGTTTCCCGGATGCCCAAAAGTACACAAATGGACAGTATCTTGTTATCAGCCAGTGGCATATGGACGTATCCGTCTTAAAAGTGGCAGCGAGTGGCGCCACGTCCGGCGGAAACGATCCTCCGCCGATACGGGATCGGCACGCTCCGATACGCCAATCGCCCGTGAAAGGAAATGTTCGCGGGCGATTTATCATTCCATGCAGGGTGAGCCGTGAACCGACTTTCGCGAGCGTTCACGGCATATCGTTTTCTCCCCGTTTCTCTCCCATAACCTTTTCCTCTCTTTTTTTTCATGCCGCGGAGCGCGGTATGGAAATCTGTTGTCAGTAGCAAAGGTAGTTACGGGGCTCACGCTGCTGCAAGATCGGGCCGCGGGGCGGTTTGCCGCAAAATCTTCCTCTTTCCCTGCGGGCGAGCGTATTTTCCGACAAAATCTTGCAGCAGCTATCCCCGACACCTTTTGATGCTACCGAAACAGATTCCATCCATACCGGCTCCGCTACGGCATAAAAAAAAAGTCAAAGGTTATGAGAAACGAAGAGAAAAATAAATGGAAACAGAAATCCTCCAACCTTCCACTTGGCATAAAGGCAAAGGTCGGGTTGGCGGTAAAGGTCGGGGCGGTGGCTTTGGGCTTCCACGTGTGGGGTATCGACTTTATTTGGGTCGTTTTGGGCTTCACGTTCTGTTATGACATCCTGCGGGGCATTTTCTCCTGCCTTGTTTCTCTCGTGGCTCTAACCGGCTTTTTCTATTTCCTATTCACTCACATCTTCTAAATTTTTACAGGTATGACAAAGTACATTTCATTATTCGGAGCGACTACCACGGACACGCAGGTGCAGGTAGTCAAGGAAAACCAGGTAATCATCGGTATCGGTGCGGGTGCGAGCAGAAAGCGTTACGTCGTTTACAAGGTGGAACACACCGCCCGTGGCTACGTGTACCACATGGTCGATA